GTTTTCTCGGTGGATGTGACGGACAACGGTGCGGGTGCTGCCTATTGGGTGAATTTGTCGGTGCGTCTTGGGGTGGGCACTTTCAACGCTTTGGCTTGGTCCCCGGATCCGTGACCGTCCCAACCTTTATCTCTTCGACTTATACGACTTCGTATCCTTCGGCTTCTAACGGCGATCTTGTTATTGGTTGGGGTAGGTCTACTCAGTCGACTCCTACCCCGTCCGCTCTCGATGTCGACTTTACTGTGGTCCAAAACGCTTATTGGAATAACGAGGGTATTTGGGTTGGTCAACGGATACATGACGGGACCGAGTCTGCATCGTATGCGGACGCTTACGGGTTTATTGTGTTCCGCAACGCTTCTTTAGTCGAAAACTCGAGCGCTGAACGTGGCGAGGCTTCTTCCGCTTTCGACCTTCTCGCTCCCAGGCTGTGTTGCGCTAGGGACTCGATCTTTTGTTTCTTGCAGGAAACTCGGTTGGCGAACGCTCAAGATGACCTACCGGGGGCCTATACGGCTCTGTTCTCCACTCCTGCTTCCCCTCACTTTGTTGGCGGTTATATGACTACTGTCACGAGGGGGGTTGAGGTTGGTGGCGAGGAGTACGGTTCGACGTCTTCGGCGGACTATGCCGGTGTTGGTTTCGAGGTGGTCCACTCCGGGGGTCCGCCTGACACTACCTCGACTAAGACGTTGACTGCTTTGGCGACTGGCGAGTCTTACCCTTCGACCTCTTTAGCTGTTGGCGATTGGGTTTGTTACTGGCAGCGTGCCGGGCAATCCACTGTCATCGACTCAGATGTTTTGGACGATTTCGCTCATTACAATAGTGGCCGTATAGAGAACGCTGCGGGGGTCTGGGTTGGTTGGCGTCAGCACGACGGGACCGAGCAGGACGTTTATAAGCGGAACGTGGCGGGGGATAGGCCGTTCACTACTTCGGGGTTTATCTCTTTCGGCACTGCTGGTCTGTTGCCCCCCGGTAACGCTCGTGCGCAGGAGAACGCTACGGTGTTTGATACACCCGGTGTGTTCGTGGATGCTGACGCTTTCCATGTGATTGTCACGATGTATGAGAGCGGTTCGTATGATCCTGCTACCGAGTGGGTTCAGGGGTCTACTAGTTGGACGGTGGTGTATAACCGCCAGCAGGGCGATGCGGAGGCTTGGGGGACTACGTACCGCTCTAGTCTCGCTTACCGGCAGAACGATGGCATATCGGGCTATTGGGGCGGTGAACCTTATGGTTCGTCTGGTGGTTCCGACTTTGGTTCTGTGGCGATGGTGTTCGGTTCCTCACCAATGTGGTGGGTTGATAAGGGGGCTCCCGGTGGGGCCACGTGGTATCTGGGGACGTGAGAGGTATGACTCCTGCTGGGTGGACTTGGATCGCTGGTGGCGCTGCCGTGTTGGTGGTGGACGGTATCTTGATCTCTAGGGGACATGATTCGTTGACGAAAGCGTATGGCGAAGCTGCGGACTCTCATTGGCGTTGGTTGCTGTTCGCTTTGTGGGGGTACCTGTTCCTACATCTGCATGCCCCGGTGTTGGGGTTGCCCGGTTGGTTATCTAAATTTGATCCGTTAGCGGCTATAGGTCGCTTTCTCTCTTAGGAGTTATTTCATGCCCACTATCACGGGATATATTCAGGCGAAGCATTACCGCTATGGCACTCGTCGTAAGACGATGGTTGTTATTCATTGTATGCAGGCTCCGCAGACCAACGGGCGGGCTAAGGGAGTGGCCGGATATTTTGCTACCACGAACCGTGCTGCATCTACCCAGTTTTGTGTGGATAACCGGGAAGTGTGGCAGAGTCTCCGCATTGACTCCCAAACGCCTTTCGGTGCCGGGTTCGGCAGTAACGCTGATGGACTGCATATCGAACAGCCGGGTTATGCGGAGTATAACCGTGACCAATGGTTGACTCCGTATGGCCACGACACTTTGAGGGTGTTGGCTAAGCTGGTGGCTGAACTGTGCAAAGAGCACGGTATCCCCCACCGGATCCTTTCGGTTGCCGACCTGAAGGCCGGTAACCGTTCCGGTATCACGTTTCATAAAACTTTGTCTGACGCTGCTGGTGGCGGTCACTGGGACCCCGGACATTCGTGGCCAACCGATGTATTCATGCGTTACCTTGCGGAAGCTTCCGGTGGACCTACCCCGATCCGTCTTGGCGGGAACAATGACCCGGAGGCTGTGAAGCGCATCCAGAAGTTCTTGCAGGGAGTAGGCCTATACGATGGCGACATCGACGGGATCTACGGTCCTGTCACTAATCACGGTGCGCATATCTGGAAGCACTGCTACATGGACATTAAGGACGGTAACGGTGACTGGACGATGGACACGATCATCAAAACCGTTCAGTGGGGCCAGTTCCTAGAGGCGGTAGCCGAACAGACTAAGAAGCCACCCTTCAAGGTCCTTGAGGTTGGTGCGGAGAACAATCCCGGCCACGTTTCATCTGTACAGAACACCCTCCGGGGCTTGAAGCTCTGGGACGGAGACAACGAGGGTGTCTACGATCAGTCGGTGGCTGATGCTGCTAAGAAGTGGCAGGAGTTCCTTTCTCTACCCCAGACCGGCAAGTGGGATGAGGAGACTGCTAGGGCCACGTGGGCTTGGGTCCGGTATATGAACGCTGCGGGGGAATGATGCGGGCGGTTGAGGTTCAGAGAATCAAAGAGGATGACCGTGCGGTCTGGTTAGCCACCGAGATAGACGATGTGGAAACCCAGATCGTTTCGTCGGTGGATAAGTTGACTGATAGGGTCGACAGTTTCCAGAAGGTCCTAATAGGGGTCCTTATCGCTATCACAACCTCTGCGATCATGTTGGCGATTAACTTGGTCGTTCAGGCTTCGTCGTGACTAAGCAGTGCCCGGCTTGGGCCGTGTACGTGATGATTGCTTTAGCTTCCGCTGTTCTAGCTTTGGGGGTTGTAGACTATACGCAAGCGGACTCTCTTGACGTTTCTGAGCAGTTGCGCACTGTTTGTGGTGGCGGAACTGAGGAGGAATGCGGGGAGTTCATTATTCGTGTCCGGCAACATCTGGAAACCCACCCTTGAGCAGACACCTTGTAATCCCCGACCTTCAGGTCCGCCCCGGTCTACCTTCCCTAGAGTGGGTCAGTTGGATATCTGAGTATGCGTGCGACTCTCGTCCTGATGTGATCGTGAACCTTGGCGACCACTGGGATTTTCCCTCCTTATCGTCTTATGACGGTCGAGGTTCAAAGGCTATGGAGAACCTTCGACTTTGGGACGATATCGAGGCGGGTGACGAGGCTTTTCGTTTGTTGGATGATCCTATTTCCCGTAAGCGTTCGTGGTCGCCACGCAAAATCTTTTTGCACGGCAACCACGAGCATCGACTGACCAGGGCCATCGACGCTAACCCGCAACAGCTGGAGGGTGTCGTTTCGCTCGACGATCTCGACTCCAGGGACTGGGAGGTCCACCCCTTCCTCGAACCGGTTGTGGTGGACGGAGTTCACTATGCACACTTTTGGTATCGTCCGATGTCGGGTAGGCCATATTCTGGTTCCCCCGATCTTCGTCTGCGCCATCTGGGTTTTAGTGCCGTGCAGGGCCACGAGCAGGGGCTGCAGTGGGCGACTAGATACACCGGTGGGCGGAACCAAAACTTTCTGGTTGCTGGGTCTTGCTATCCCTTCCATTCGCAAGCCGAGTACCGGGGACCGCAGGCGGGGCTTTCAGATCCGCAACGTCCAGGCCACTGGAATGGCGTTGTTGTTCTGAACGAGTGCGACGGCGAAGGTGGCTTCGATATCTGCACTGTTTCTCTGGATTACTTGTGTCGCAAGTATGCGGGGATGTCTCTGCCGAAGTGGGTTGCGAAGGTGTCTAAGTGATGGATGAGTCCATCCTTGAGGAAGCTCAGAGGCTGGTGCTTGGCGATCGTATGGATGGCTACGGGGATCCTGGCGAGAACATGGCTAGGGTCGCTAGGTTGTGGTCTGTGGTTCTCGGGGTTGACGTGTCCGCCGAACAGGTCGCCTTGTGCATGGTCTTGATGAAGGTCAGCAGGCAATGTAATGGATATAAACGAGACACCCTAGTTGATATAGCTGGGTACGCACTAACGATAGGGTTGATGTATGAAACTGATTAAAGATATTTCCGAGCGGGTCGTCTGGACTTACGTGCAGACGTTCCTGGGTCTGCTGTTGGCGTCCGGCATGTTCGCCGACGGTGCCCTTGACCTTTCGGTGTTGCAGTCTGCTGCGGTTGCGGCCGTTCCTGCTGCACTTGCGGTCCTGAAGGGTGTTGCGGCTTCCCGTGTCGGTGACCCGAAGACCGCAAAGTTTGAATAATCCTTGACAGGGTGGCGTTCTGCGTATACAAAGAAACTATGATCTTCGCACTAATCCTCACGGCAATGGTTCTCGCTTGGTTCGCACTAGGCGTGATCTTCGCCAAGGGACCTAAGCCCACTCGGTCCGGGGTTGTTGTGGAAACTCCCGCTTCTGGGCTGACTGCTCGGGAGTTGGAACGCCAACAAACTGGTCACTAAATAACACCTAAAAGTTTAGACCCCCCTTCCGTAGGCTAATCCCCTTGCCTGCTGGTGGGGGGGTCTTTTATTGTCTCGGGGCAAGTTGCATTCCTCACCGGTTGTGAGTAGTGTGGTGTGCTCACAGTTTCTCAAAGAAAGGCAGACCAATGGAAATATTTATCATCGTGCTGGCCATCTTGGCTAGTGGCGCTTTATGGGGTGCACGGAAACTGCACAACTTCCATGATTGGGCTCGGGGACCTGTCGGGGGACCTAGCGGGGATCCGAGGGAACTTGAAGAACTCGAATACATCGCACGACACCGGGAAGGTCTGGATGATGACGCTTCCTAAGTTGCATGCATGGCGAGAGCAGGGGGCTTGCCACACTAAGAAGGCTCCCCTGTCGCTGTTCTTCCCCGAAGCCGGTAGGAGGCTCGGGAAGGACGATTGGGCGAAAGGCAAAGCCTATTGTGCTCTGTGCCCTGTCCGGGACAAGTGTCTTGAGTTCGGAACCTTTCAGGTCATGGACGGTACCGGACTGTATGGGGGCATGAGCCCCGTCGAACGCAGAACTTACGTGAAATATAATGGTTGGCTTAAAGTAGACCTTGTGTCTGGATGGTATGAACAGGGGTATACCCCCGACGAGATACAACAGTATTTGTGGCCGTTGCACGACGATGACCATTCCGTTAGGGCTCTGATCACTAAGGGCCAGAATCGTAAGAACAGGAAGCCGAACGTATGACCGCCACTAAGTGGACTTCCAACTATGCCCTTGAGGGGGCGATGACCCGTGAGGAGTACTACAAGGTCCGGGAAGAGGAGGAAGACAAGATCTCTCCTAAACCAAGGGCTCACCATAAACAGAACGGTGGCAGTGTGACTGCGACGATCAAAAAGGCTGGTGCACCACAATGATGTATTTGACGGCAGATTCTCCAGCTCACCCGAATAAGTTGCGTACCACCTACTACGGGGCCAGATATTACGTGGACCACCTCCCCGACGACGAGGTTTGGCCGCAAGATACCGAGCGGTACCCTAGCGTGACGACCATTAAGGGGGCGATGAACAAGGAGTTCCGCAAGAAGCTTCCCTCGGGTAACGTCTACCCTCTCGATGCCGTCAGGGCCGGTCAAGTGGCTATGGGGCACGTGGACTGGTTGGCGGACCAGGACGAGGAAGACGGTGTGGAGTTCATCGCTAACAAGGCCGGTGGCGCACTGCGGTCCGCTGGTAAGCGAGGATCTGGGGTGCATCAGTATATTGAGGACCGTATTTTGGGTCGGGACCCTTTGCCGGGGATGACCCCCGTTGAAGCCCAACCGTATCTCGCCACTGCTGACCGGATGCTAGAAGAGCTACAGTTGACCCCCATCTATCTCGAACACTGTGTTTTCAACCGTGAGATTGGCTATGCCGGGACGTTCGACGCTATCTGTGAGGTTGATGGTCTGGATGGGGGCACGTACCTGATCGACTGGAAGAGTCGGGGCGCTGATTCTAAGCACGGTGCCTACCCTGAGGAGGCTATGCAGTTGGGTGCCTACGCTGCTTGCCAAGGTGACAACGGGTATCTAATCACTGAGGTGGACGGCGAAGCTGTCCGACGTCCGCTCCCCGATATCGACGGCGGTCTGATTGTGAGCATTAAGCCATGAGTAAGAAGGCAGAATGCCAAAGGTGCGGGGTTGAAGCAAACGAATGGGATTTCCACTCCTATAACCGCCTTGACGGCGATATTTGGGAGGCTACGTGCCATACGTGCCACCGTAAAGAACGCCACGCTCAGTACATGCGGCAGTGGAGGAAGGACCAGAACTCGGAAGCTTCGGAACGGGAGAAGGAATCCCGGTCAGCTCGGTGGGCTGCCATCAAGCGATTGATTGAAAATCATCAGCTCGAGTTTGAACAGCTACTAGAGGAAGAGATGCAGCGATGACATACGAGGTTTTTAATATCAGTTTGGACGCCACAGCCAACGGAGCGTTCGAGGCGGTGGACTGTTGGCGTGCGAAGAAGCTAGCTCAACAGATGGCCAGGAAGGCGATAGACCAAACTCCGGCACTGATACAGCGACCTATTAGTCCTAAGCGACGAGCGGCCGCTGTGGAGCGTGCTAAGGGTCTTGTAGCGGCGGGGTACGGCGAGGACCTTCAGGTCCGTTGGCCGGAGGGTGTCCCGACGTTGAGAGAGTCGGATGAGCAGACCGGCGAGGATCTGGATAAGATATTCACGACCATAGCTGCAGTGGAAGCGTTGCACGGGGTGTCTTTCCCCGTGGAGAACGAGGACCCTAAGCGGGTCCGTGACCAAGATAGAGAGATCGGAAGATGAGTAACACTACTCAAACAGATATGTTGCCGGTGACTGGCTCGGGGCCTATGACGTTCGCTTTAGGGGCCATAGGGCTCATCAGCGCTCTTGTCGGATGGTTCCTTGTGAGGTTGGGGCGGAAAACTCTTTGGGTTGCCCCGGAGCATGGACGCCAAGCGTTCCTACTCTCTTCCTATAAGGGTGCGGCTACGGTCGGGGCCACGGTCCGTTCGGCTTTGGCGCAAGGCGTGGAAGTGTTTGTCGTGGTCGATGGACCGTTTTCGCAGACCGCTGCTGCAGCCAGGAAGGCTGGGGCTACTGGTGTGTTGGCGTTGGCGGATAACGTCGGGAAACCCACGGCACTAAAGAAGTGTTTCCATCACTTCGACCTTGGCCGCTATGAGCACGTTTCGGTCATCGACGATGACACTATCCTAGAAGAGGGGTTTTTGGGGTACGCTCTGGCCCGGTTCGATGATGATACAGCTGTTGTGGTCGGCGAGACTCGGGGAGCTAAGGGGGCTAACCCTTGGAACCCCATTCAGGCTTCTATGGCTTGGGCGCAAGTCCGCTATGGGTGGTTGACTCGTCGTGGACAGTCTGCCCTTAACGTCATGACCGTTATCTCGGGCAGCAACAGCGTATATACCTCTGAGTTCCTTCATGAGGCTTTGAACCAACCCAATGACCTGATCGTGGATGACACGGCATGGATGGCGTTCCTGAGGCTCGAAGGTAAAGGCAGGGTGAGACATGCCCCTCATGCTGTTGCTTTCACTCAGAACGTCGCACGTCCTGACCAGTGGTTTAAGCAGCAAACCCGTTGGATGTGGGGGACTTTCCAGGGCATCAACAAGATGCGCTCCCTGTGGTCTTCGAGGTTTGGGTTGTGTTACCTCGGCATGATCGTCGATTGGCTGCTGTATGTTGTGGTGTTCCCCGCCTTGCTGGTG